CTTAGGTGCTTTAAATGAAGAATAAAGAATATTGGGAAGAACGAGCAATATTAAAAGATAAGCTTCTAGAAAAAGATATAAATAAAATAGAAAAAAAACTATTAAAATTATTTAAAGATACAAGAAAAGAAGTATTAAATGAATTAAAGATTATTTATGCAGACATAGAAGCTACAGAATATGCAAAATATCGAATAGATTCACTTCTAACGAGCGTAAACAATGCACTTGATAATTTATATCAAAGAAATGAAGAAGAACTCACAAAGGCTTTTATAGGCTTATACTGTAAATTTGATAAAGAAGCATCTATTGACTTAGGTGTTTCTTTTAATACTATAAATGAAAATTTAATAAGAGAAATTATTAAAACCAAATGGAGTGGACTTAGCTTCTCTGATAGAATTTGGGAACATAGAAGAAGATTAGCTTTTACTATAAAAAGTGAATTAAGCGCAGGGCTTACTAGAGGTGATAGTTTACAAGATATATCTAAAAAAATATCTGATAAATTTAATACCTCTTATTCTAATGCTATCAGATTAGTTAGAACAGAGTCTTGTTGGGTAATGAATGAAGCTACTGTAAATAATTATAAAGAGAATGGAATAAAAGAATATGAGTTTATGGCTTTTTTAGATAAAAAAACTAGCCCACAATGTAGGGAACTTGACGGAAAAGTTATTAGTATTAGCGAATACAAAGCAGGACTTAATTTTCCTCCCTTGCATCCCCATTGTAGAAGCTGTATAGTTCCAGTTATTGAAAATAATTAAGTAGTATTAATTTTAATACCAGTATTAATTTTAATACTAGTATTAATTTTAATACTAGGGTAGTATCAATTTTAATACTACTACCAGTATTAATTTTAATACCCTATAAGTACTATATATAAGTACTAATATAAATAAAAAAGAAAAAGAAAAATTTTAAGCTTTTACTAATCGATTTTAGTAAGGGCTTTTTTATTGTCCAAAACGTACTCAAGACTTTAAAAGGTGTATGGTTAATTAACTATATTAAAAGTCATACGGACTATAAACGGAGGTAAATATTATGGAAAATCAAAACATTAACGTTAATGAATCAGTAGAAGCAGAAAACAATGAAATGACACAAGAAGTTAAAACACAAGAAGAAGTAAAAACTTTTACACAAGAAGAAGTAAATGCAATATTAGAAAAAAGATTAGCTAGAGAAATAAAGAAAATAGAAGCTGAAAAACAAAAGGCTATGGAATTAGAGTTAAAAGCAGAACTTGAAGAAGCTGAAAAACTAGCTAAAATGAGTGAAACTGAAAGAGTAAAAGCTAAAGCAGAGAAAGAAAGAGCTAAATTTGAAAAGGAACGTAAAAAGTTTGAAGAAGAAATGAAAGCTTTTAACAGAGAAAGAATGTTAAATACAACTATGACTACTTTAAGCGAGAAAAACCTTCCAGTTGATTTTGCATCTTTCTTAAAATCAGATAATGCAGAACAGATAATGGAAAATATCTCTGTATTTGAAAAACATTTTAATGAAGCAGTTGAAAAAGCAGTATTAGAAAGATTAAAAGGAAGAACTCCTGTTGTTTCTACGACTTCAAAAGGTTTCAATATGAATGATTTAAAAAATATGTCAGTAGCAGAAATTAATGCTAACTGGAACAAGATAAAAAATAATTTAAGATAAGAAAGGATAGGCTAAAGCCTATACGGTGAATAACTATGGCAGTAACTAATTTTATACCACAAATATGGGAAGCTAGATTATTAGCTAAATTCCATGAAAGAAGTATAACAGATTTAATAACAACAGCTCCTACAAAAGTAGAAGGAAATAAAATAATATTTAACCATGTATCAGATGTATCTATAAACCCATATACAGGAACAGTAAACTTTGAAGATTTAACAACTTCTAAGGTAGAATTACCATTAGACCACAAGAATTACTGGGCGTTCAAAGTTGATGACGTTGATGCAGTACAATCAGCAGGAGAATTAATAGATCCACACGTTCAAGAGGCAGGATATGGATTACAAGAAGCTACAGATAAATATGTATTAGATGAAGCTTTAAAAACTTTAAACACAGTAACAAAAGGTGAATTAAAAGCTTATGATATAATAGTTAAATGTAATACAGAATTAAATAAAAAGAAAGTTCCTAAAGCTGATAGATTTGCAGTAATAAATGCAGAAGTTTTAGAAGAATTAAATTTAGATTCAAGATTTACTTTAAATTATTCTATATTAGAAAATGGAATAATAGAGGGTGGAGATATAAACGGAACTAAGTTAATATTCTCTGAAGAATTAAATGAAGGTAACTATGCAGTAGTAGTTCTTCATAAGTCAGCTATAGGATATGGAAAACAATTAGAAGAAACAGAAGCTATGAGATTACAAAACTCTTTTGCTGATGGAGTTAGAGGATTACAAGTAGATGGGGTTAAAACTTTAAGACCTGATGCAATAGTTAAGTGTACTCAAGCCTAGCACACGAAGTGCTTCAATACCAACTAAAACAGTTGAGTTAGTCGAAGAAGTGGAAGTCCCACAAAAGAAAAAAAGAAAAAGAACTAAGAAAGTAGAGGAATAATCCTCTACTTTTTTTATTTACCTATAGGTAGGTGCAAAAATGATAATAGATAGAATTAAATTATTGTTAGGAACAACTGACAATGAAGAAGATATTGAACTATTAGAAGAAATCGTAGAAATAACTAAGTCTAAAATTTTAAGCTATATTAAATTATCTGAAATACCTAAAGAATTAGAATTTGTATTAGTTGAGTTAGCTATAAAAAGATTTAATAGGATAGGTAGTGAAGGTTTTGCATCTGAATCAGTAGATGGAAAAATAATGTCTTATGAAGCTTCTGAATTTGAAGGATATGAAAAATACCTTGATGACTATATTCTTAGAAATGGTACAAAGAAAAAATTTAGGCTTATATGAGATTCAATACTTTAATTAAGTTATTTATCCTTACTGATGTGCAAGATGGCTTAGGAGGGCATATACAAAGCGAGAAGTATATTTGCTCAAGATATGCTAATGTTGAATATCTATCTCTTGAATCTACTGTAAAAATATATGGTGATACTTTAACACAAAACGCAAAAGCTATTATCTTAGGTGATATGGTAAGAGTTAGTAAAATTAAAATTGATAAAACTATGTATAAAGTTATTTCTCAAAGAAAAATAAAAAATAAAACCAGCTTCTTTTTAGAGGTAGATAATGATTAAGATTGATAGTAGCGAACTTGATAAATTTTCTGTATATCTTAAAACTAAATCTGAAGAAGATGAAAAGAAAATACAGAAAATATTAAAAAATAGTGCTATGACTATTCAAAAAGACGCTATTTCTAACTTAACAAAAAATGGAAGTGTTAAGACTGGGCATTTAAGAAGAGGGATTGCCAATTTTAGAAGAGGAATGACTGCTACTGTACATACTTCTAATATTAAATATGCTTCAATGGTTGAAAAAGGGACTAAAGCACATATTATAAAGCCTAAAAATAAAAAGGCTTTGTATTGGAAAGGTGCTAGTCATCCAGTTAAACAAGTAAATCACCCGGGAAGCAAAGCTAAACCTTATTTAATACCAGCTTTTGATAAAGAAGTTCCTTATTTTGTTGAGAAATTAAAAGAAGTTGTGGAATGGTAGGTGTATTATGATACCTATAAATGAATTACAAGCTAAAATATATCAATGTCTTAGTGATTTAGATGTAAAAGTATATGATGAAGTTCCTTTAAATTCTCCTATGCCTTTAATTTCTATAGGTGATTATAATTTATCCTCTATGGAATACAAAGGCGAAGGTTATATATTTGATTGGACTATAAATATATACACAGAGTACGAAGGGAAAAAACAAGTTAATGAACTTGTAAGCAAAGCTATTAATAAGTTATATGAGTTATCAGAATCGAATTTAAGCGAGTTTTATAGTGTTAATGATGTAATGCTTAATAATGCAAATATAAATCGCTTAGAGGGCTTTTATGTGGCTAATATAAGCATAAAAATAGAAATATGTTAGGGGTGATAATATGACAACTTCAAGATCAAAGTATGAAATAGCTAACGATATAATGGTTTCATTAAATGGAGAATTGATAGGTGGACAAAAAGATTGTTCTATGAATAGAGAATCTTCTACTACTGATGTTACTACTAAAGAAAGTGGTATGTGGTCAGAGGAGGAAATAACTGGTCTTTCTTGGTCAGTTGACTTAAGTGGTTTTGTTACTGTTGATTATGAAAAGTTCGATAAGCTTCAAACTGCTTGGAGAAATGCAGAATTAGTTGATGTTAAATATGGGAAAGCAGGAAGATATGAGCAAGGAAAAGCAATAATAACTTCATTATCTACTAATTCAGTAGCGAAAGATAAATCAACTTATTCATTATCATTAAAAGGATATGGTCCTTTAACTATGCCAGGAACTGGTGAATAATAAATAAAACAAAAGGAGTGTTAATGAATGAAAGTACTTAAAATTAATAAAAAAGATCATGTTTTAAAATTTACTACAAAGGCTTTAATGAACTTAAACGCAAAAGGAATAACTTTAACATCTTTATCTGTAGACATGGAAAAATTAAACTTAATAAGTTTATACGAAGCTTTCCATGAAGGGTTAAAGTTTGCAAATAATAATATAACTTTAGATGAAACATATGAATTAATAGACGCTTATTATGAAGAAGGTGGAGAAGTAGAAAACTTCTTTATAATGATATTAGAAGAGTATGCTAATTCAATGGGTTTAGGGGCGAAGTTCAAGGAGATTATGAAACAACAACAGAATTAATTACAGAACAAGAGTTTATTAACACTCTTTTTAACGAAGCTATTGGTTTTTATAATATGCCGATAGCTTCTTTTTTTATATTAGAAGTTGTTGAGGTTGTTAAGCTTCTTGAAAAAATGAGAAGTAGAATAGAATATGAACATAAATTGCAATTTGTAGCAATATCAAATGCTTTAGGAAGTGCATTTAATAAAAACTACAAATACAATGATTTATTTGAAAATAAAAAAGCAATAAAAAAAGAAGTTACTCAAGAAGAAAGAGAAGAATTAAAAGCCTACTTTGAAAGTTGGTAGGAGGTGAAAAATGAGTACTTTAACAAAAGAATTAAAAGTTAAAATTACTGCTGATGCAAATGGCTTAAAAGGTGCATTGAATAGTATAAGTAAAGATATATCTAATGTTAGCAAAGACTTTGAAGGACTAAAAAAGGTCGGTGAAGGTATTTCTAATATAGGTAAAAAGCTTACTATGGGACTTACTTTACCTATAGCAGGAATAGGTGTTGCAAGTGCTAAAATAGCTGGTGATTTTGAAGCTAGTATGAACAAAGTATCAGCTATAAGTGGTGCTACTGGGAAAGATTTAGATAAACTTACTCAATTAGCAAAAGATATGGGTTCAAGCACAAAGTTTAGTGCTATTGAAAGTGCCGAAGCCCTTTCGTATATGGGAATGGCTGGATGGAAAACTCAAGATATGCTTGAAGGACTTCCGGGTATTTTAAATCTTGCTTCTGCTGGTGGTACTGATTTAGCATTAACAAGTGATATAGTAACAGACGGATTAACTGCTTTAGGTATGTCAGCTAAAGATACTGGAAAATTCGTAGATATAATGGCTTCTACTGTATCAAATTCTAATACAAGTATAGAGTTAATGGGTGAATGTTTTGCCCATTTAAAAGCTTCTTAATTCGGTGAACCCTAAGTTGATAATTATTATATAATATGTTATAATATACTTAATAGATTAACCCATTTAAAAGAGGTGTATTATGGCAAAGAAATTAAGTGATGAAGAATTTAAAGAAAGATTGCTTACTGCATATAAAGGTGAATATATTGCTATTGAAGAATATATAAACAAAAGAACTAAAATTAAGTTTATACATAATGAATGCAATACTGAATTTGAAGCTTTCCCATTTGATTTAATTAGAGGCCTTAAAAAATGTCCTAAGTGTATGAGGGAAAAGTTGAGAACTATAAACTTAAAGGACAGTAAAGAATTTAAAAAAGAATTTAATCTAGTTTCTAATGGAGAATATGAACTGTTAAGCGATTATAAAGGTAGTAGCAAGAAGATAGAAATAAAACATAATAAATGTAACCATATATTTGAAGCTACTCCTAATAATTTTGTAAATAAAGGTTCTAGGTGTCCAAAATGTTTTGGTAATAAGAAAAAAACTACCTTAGAATTTTCAAATGAAGTTTTTATTATTTCTGATGGAGAATATGAAGTTGCTAGTGAATACTTGGGTAATCATAAAAGTATCATATTATTCCATAATGAATGTAATTCTTATTATAAAACTACTCCGAATAAATTTTTACAAGGCCATAGATGTACATCTTGTAATGAAACAAAAGGAGAGGCAGAAGTTAGAAAAGTATTATCTAAGTATAAATTTAATTTCAGTAAACAATATAGATTTTCAGATTGTAGAGGGGAAAAATATCCTTTGCCATTTGATTTCGCAATATTTAAAGATGATAAATTAATATGTTTAATAGAGTATGATGGTGAACAACATTTCAAGCCTGTAAATTTTAAAGGGATTGATAATAGTAGTAGTTTAAAGGCTTTTGAAAAATGTAAACATAATGATAATATCAAGAATGAATATTGTAAAAAAAACAATATAAAATTAATAAGAATACCTTACTTTAGATTTGATGATATAGAAAATATAATAATTGACAATATGGGAATACCGAGCGAAGCCGATAAGGAAACTTTCGGAACGTGTAACGACTAGATAAAGTAAGCTAAGTAATAGGCACTCATTGAGTGTCTTTTTATATGCAGAAATATCCACGAACAGAAGCCACTTAAAAGGTGAAGATATAGTCTGAACTTATAGGAAACTATAAGAAGTAGAGGATAAAGAGCCTTTACGATAACATTATTTGGAAACATTGAAATATGTTGGCCCAGTTGCAGGATCTTTAGGTATTGAAATGGATGACTTATCCGTTGCAATAGGTTTAATGGGAAATGCAGGACTTAAAGGGTCAAATGCTGGTACTGCTTTAAGGGCAGGGCTTACAAACTTAGTTAAACCTACTAAAGAAATGAAAAGTGCTATGGAAAAATATGGCGTTGAACTTGTTAAAAACGCTGATGGTTCAGTTGATTTGATGGGTACAATGCAAAATTTAAGAACTGTATTAGGGGAACTTGATGAAACCACACAAGCACAAGCTTTAGCAACAATATTCGGTAAAGAAGCTATGAGTGGTTGGAGTGCAATAGTTAATGCAAGCGAAGGAGATTTTAACAAACTTACAGAAGCTATAGCAAATTCAGATGGAACTGCTCAATCTATGGCTGATACTATGATGCAAGGTGCAAAAGGTGCTTTAACTGAAATGAAATCAGCTTTAGAAGGTGTTGCTATTACTATAGGGGAAAGATTAACTCCTTTTATAGAAATGTTAGCTGATGGAGTATCGAAGCTTTGTACTTGGTTTCAAAGTTTATCACCAGCTACTCAAACTGTAATTATGGTAATAGCTGGATTATTAGCTTTACTTGGTCCATTGTTAATATTAGTAGGTGGTGCAATTTCATTATTTGCTAATTTATCAATAGTTGCAGGTGCTTTAGGTATATCTGTAGGTGCTTTATGTTCTCCATTCTTAATTGCAATAGGTGTAATAACTGCAATAGTAACCGCTGGAATATTACTATGTCAAAATTGGGACACGATAAAGGCTAAAGCTTCAGAACTAGGTAAATATGTATCAGACAAATTTAATGAATTGAAAACTAATGCTATTAATAAATTTAATGAGTTGAAAACTGGCGTAGTTAATAAATTTACAGAAGCTAATACAAATGTTGTTAATAAAGCTAATGAAATAAAAACTGGTATAGTTAATAAATTTAGTGAAGCAAAAACAAGTGCAGTTGATAAATTTAATGAAATAAAAACTGGAATTACAGATAAAATTAATAGTGCTAGGGATGCAGTTAGTGATGCAATAGAAAAAATAAAAGGTTTCTTTGATTTTGAATGGTCATTACCTAAAATAAAACTTCCTCATTTTAGTATAAGTGGTTCATTTAGTCTAAATCCTCCAAAAGCACCTTCCTTTAAAGTCGATTGGTATTCTAAAGGGGCAATATTTAAGCGTCCTACTGTGCTTGGTGGAATGGGTATAGGTGATAAACATAATGGAATCGGAAGTAATGCAGAAGCTATATTACCAATCAATCAATTACCAAAATTACTAGGGCTTGATAAAATGCAAAACGGTGGAGTTAATTTAAATATAGAAAACTTTAATAATAATACAGATAAAGATATAGAGTATTTAGCTAATGAATTAGCTTTCTATCTAAGCAGAAAGAAAATAGGAATGGGAGGTGCTTTTTAGATGGAATTTACTTTTAATGGTATAAGTAATAAGAATTTTAATATAAAAATAAAACAATCTAATCACCTTTCTATCCCTAAAAGAAAAATGGAATTTGTAGAAGTTCAAGGTCGAACAGATAACCTTATAATTGATGAAGGTTGTAGGGAAATGTTAGATATAGAAATCGAAGCTTATATTGATTGCAGAGATTTTGATAGTAGAACTTATGCTTTGAAACTTGATGAATGGCTAAATAGTTCTAATGGTTATCAAGATTTAATATTTGATGATGGGACTATTTTAAAAGCTATATTTACAGGTCAAATTGATTTTAATGAAATAGTTAAAAACTTTAATGAAATACTTTTACAATTTAAAGCTTATAGGGAGAGTGATTTATAGTGATAACTTTATATAGTAAAGATTTTAAAACTAAATATGGTGCTATAAGTTCTCTTTGTGAGGCTTTTGTAGAAGAGGAAAGAAATGGACTATTTGAGTTAAGCTTTGTAATGCTTAATACAGATAGTCTTTTTAATTATGTAAAAGAAGATAATATAGTAGTTGTAAATGTTAATGATACTTTGTTAAATCAGAAATTTAGGATATATATGACTAGAAAACTGATGAATAATAGAGTGGAGGTATACGCTAGACATATAAGTTTTGACTTAATGTATGACTATATAGATAATGTATCTTTTGAAAATCAATCTTGTGAGTATGCACTAAATCAATTATTTAGGACCTCTAACTTCTCAAAGCATTATAGAGGTTATTCTGATATTGTAAACGCTCAAAATTACAGTATGAGTATGGCTAATGTATTAGAAGCTATAGGAGGGAAAGAAGGATCAATTATAGACACCTTTGGAACTGGTGCAGAAATACTTAGAGATAATGAAAATATCCATGTTTTAAATAAGAGAGGGCATAACAATGGTGTTACTATAGAATACAGAAAAAATCTAACTGGCTTTGAGTTAGAAGAAGATGCAACAGACCTAGTAACAAGAATATTACCTTATGCTAAATATAACAATAATGAAACTAATGAAGAGATAACAGTAAAAGCTGATTATGTTGATTCTCCTTTAATAGCTAATTATTCACATCCTTATATTAAAAGCATTGATTATTCTGATAAATTTGAAAATGATGAAATTCCTACAGTTTCTAAGCTTCAAGAATTAGCTAGAAAAGAATATAAAAATAATAAAGTAGATATACCTAAACAAAATTTTAAAATAGAGTTTATTCCTCTTTCTAAATGTGTAGGATATGAAGGTTTAGAGGATAAAATAAGCCTTTGTGATACTGTAACGATTAAAGATACTAGGTACAATATAAACACTCAAGCTAAGGTTATTAAGACGGTTTTTAATGTACTTAAAAATAGATATGAAAGCATGGAATTAGGAGAGCCTAGAACTTCTTTAGGTGATGTTATAGGTGGTGGAAATAATGAGGCTACAGTAGGTCCTCCGGGTCCTCCGGGTCCTCCCGGGGCTGATGGAAGTATTGGAGATTTTCCTAACTCTTTACCAGCTACTCCAGTTGTAACTACTAAAGTATATGGTTTTGCTAATATTGAAGTTAGTTGGACTTTTGAAAATAAAGTATATTATCAATATGAGGTATACGCTAGTAAAGAAGCAGATTTTACACCGAATACTTTTAATTTAATACATCAAGGTCAAACATCTACATTTATGTATCAAGCTAAACCGAACGAAACATGGTATTTTAAAGTTTGTTGTGTAAATACACACGGAGAAAGAACAAGTTTTGGAAGTGCTTATGCTACTACTAAAAAAATAGATGATTTATCTAACTATGTGGAAAATATGGCTATAGGTGATGCTTTAATAGGTGAGCTTTCACTTGATAGAGGTTGGATAGGAAAATTAAATGCAAATTTACTTGATGTAAAAGGTAATTTTAGTGTAACGGATGGAAATGGTAAAAGAACTTTAGATATTGATAGCTTTGGAAATGTTTATCTAGATGTTACTGAATTTAAAGTTAAAAGCGAGGGTGTAGTTACTTCATCAGATTTAACTGGAATTATAGAAGAAGAAAGAAAAAATACAGAAGATAGAATAGATTATGAAGTAGGTGAGTTAAATTCTTCGGTTAATAATGTGCTTGATTATGTAAATGGTGCTTACAAAGATGGAATTTTAGATGAAAATGAGAAAAAAATTCTAAAAAGTGAGTTATCTAACTTAGAAAAAGAAAAGAATGATGTAATAGCCCAAGTTGACAGTATACAATTAGCAGAAGAAATTGCTAATACCAGCGAATTAACTTATCTTATAAATTCTAAAAATGCTTTTATAAGTTCTCATTCTGACTTAGTAGACCAAATTAACAGTTTATTAAATGTAGATAGCTTAAACATGAAAATACACTTTATAGATACTAAGGTAAGTGGAGATTGTATTCTTATACAATACAATGGTAAAAACATTCTTATAGATTCTAATGAAGAAGAAGTTGCTGATAATGTAATTAATTACTTGAAAAATAATAAAGTAACTAAATTAGATTATATAATTGCTACTCACCACCATTCAGACCATACTGGGGGAATGACTAAAATAATAAATGCTTTTGATGTAAAAGGATGTATTGCTTATCATAGAAGTATTGATTTTAGTAAGTTGCCTAGTTATGAGATAGGTTGGGGAACTAAAGATTATCACGATAAATTTGTTAGTATTTGCAATTCTAAAGGAATAACATTAAAAACTCCTACGGAAAAAGAAAGATTAACTTTAAGTTCTGATACATACATTGAATTTTATAATACAAATACATCAAACTATAATAATTATAATAATTTCAGTATATGTACACTTGTTTATCATCAAGGGAAAAAATATTTCTTGGGTGGAGATATTTACACACAATCACAGACTAACATTCTTGATTCAGTAATGGATGTGGATGTGTATAAAGCACAACACCACGACTATGATTATGATATGAATGAAGCATTTATAGATAAATTAAATCCTGAAAAAGTCATTATTACAAACTTTAAAAAGCATGGTAATAATCAAGCAAGGGCAATTAGTGGTTATTGTCAATTTAGAGGAATACCATATTATTTATGTAATGGAACTATAATTTTAACTTCAAATAGTAGTGGATATTATTTATCAACTAATATAAGAACGACTTATACTAATGCTTGGTGGGATAGGAATAACACTAAAAATTGGTATTATTTTAAAGCTAATGGTTCTTATGCTAAAAATGAAAGCTTAGTAATAGATAATAAAACTTACAATTTTGATAATACTGGGCTATGTACTAACCCATATTAGAAAGGAGGTATTTTATGGCTGATTTGAATAATTACAAGGAAGATTACATTTTAAAATTAACTGATTTAAGAAATAAGATGCAAACAGCAAATAATAAAATATCTCAAATTAAATCAGATAAAGCTAAAGAAGAAGCTAATAAATACACTCAATCTGAAATAAAAGCAGTAAATGATAGTATAAGCCTTAAAGTAAATGCTAATGATATTATTTCTGCTATTAATTTAAGTCCCGAAAATATAAAAATATTATCTAGACTTATAGAACTAAACGGTGCAACTTCGTTTGTATCAGATAACACTAATACATATGCAAAAATAATTGATGCTTGTTATTCTATATGGACAGAAAACGTTAGAAGTATGTATATGGGTGGTTGGAAGGATAGTAACAATAAATTTATACCCGTTTTCTATATGGGTAAAAATGGTTTTAATGCAGAAAGTTCTGATGTAGATGGGACTTACTTTAGTATGACACACGATGGCAAAAAGCAATATTTAGGTGCTAGGAATAAATTTACTGGTGGTTGGTCTACAATAGAATTTGATGCAGAAAATCAAGTTATAAATTTTATTCCAGAGAATAAGTGTTATACAAATAAGCCATTTCATTTTGCTAATGGTGTGCATTGTGTAAACCCAATAGATAATACTATAACAAGTGCATTAACTCATAATGGATTATATGCTAATAGAATAACTGCTTATAGTGGTGATACTATTTATTTAGCTAAGAACGTAGCTTTTGAAAATGGTAATCATGCTTTTACTTGTAATAATATATATATAGATACTTTACTTTGTAATTCTGACGCTAAGTTTTGGGGATATGCTTATTCATCTTTTAAGCCTATAAAAGAGAGTAGTGGGACATCTTATCTAGGAACTGCTAATGATAGATGGAACAGGGCTTATAAAAAACAAGCTGACGATATTAGTTCTGATGTAAGATTAAAAGAAAATATAGAGTATATACAAAACGACAATGTAAAAGCTTCAAGTGTACAAAATGATAATATAACAACTTTAGATATGTACAACTTTATAAAAGATGATCTTGATCTTGCTAAGTACAATTATATAAATGAAAATGATACGACACTAGGATTTATAGCACAAGATATAGAAAAAACTAAAGTTGGTAGCGAGTTTATACGTAGCAACGACGAAGGTTATTTATCTTACGATAGTGGGGCTTATGTAAATGTATTAGCTGGAGCATTGAAGAAAGCTATTGAAAAAATAGAAGCCTTAGAAAATAGGCTAAATGAAATAGAAAGTAGGTGAGTGATATGTTTACTATAAATCGTAAAAACGAAATCAAACTGACTCAAGGTGATACTGCTTTTTTAGATATAACTATAACAAACTATGATCCAGTTGAAGGTGATATATTATACTTCACGGTTAAAAAAGACATAACTTCTATGGAAAATACTATACAAAAAAAGATAACTGAATTTGATGGTAATGTGGCTAAAGTTGTTTTATCTACGCTTGATACTAGCATAGATATAGATACTTATATTTACGATATTCAATTATCATTAGCAGATGGTAGAGTTAATACAGTTATATTACCTACTATTTTTGAAATAATTCCAGGAGTTACACATGATTAAAAATAGACATAATTTAGTTGCGAATTTACAATCTAAACCAAATATTGATATATCTATGGAACAATCTAAAAACATAGAAGTTGAAATTTCACCTAGTAAAAACATAGAAGTTTCCATAGATAAAATGACTTTCTATCATTCAAGAGTAGAGATACAACCTCATACTCATAACGCTATAGATATTAATTATTTTACGGAAGCAGATATAAATATATCTACTGTAAAAGATGCTTTAGATAAATTACTTTATGTGCCTTTAAGTATAAATTTAATATCAAATAAACCAACTACACTAGAAATAGGTACAACTATTAATAGTGTAGTTTTTAGTTGGACCTATAATAAAAATATAGTTAGCCAAAAATTCAATAATGAAGCTTTAGAAACTGATTTAAGAAGTTATATATATAATATTCCATTTAGTTCAAATAAAAGCTTTAAACTGGAAGCTAACGACGGAGAAGGCGATTTCAGTAAAAGCATAAGCTTCAATTTCTTAAACGGAAGATATTGGGGAGTGTCTAATTCAGATATATATAATTCTGATTTTATAAAATCTTTATCAAAAGAATTAGCTTCAAATAAAAATAAAACTTTTACTGTGAATTGTGGAGAAGGTCAATACATATTCTATTGCATCCCTACAAAATTTGGGAACTGTAACTTTAAAGTTGGTGGTTTTGAAGGTGGTTTTAATAAAGTAGATACTATTCAATTCACTAATTCAAGTGGATTTACTGAAAGCTATGATATATATAAATCTACTAATAGCAATCTAGGTAATACAACTGTTGTAGTAAGTTAGGTGGTGATATTGTGGCTATAGAGTTAATTGACAAAATTAAGCAGAAAAATAATGGTACTTTTAAGTTGATAGATGCTATTGATGTTGAAATGGCTAATGGTAGTGATGCAGAAAGTACTATTACTAATATAAACAAGCAATTAAATGAACATATAAAAAACCACCCAAGTGGAGGAACTTCATCAAGTAATTGTAATGTATGGGGTGGAGAAGAAGATCCTCCTAGTGATAACTATGAAGTTTGGATAGATACTACTGACGTTATTATTGAAGCTGATAGTACGATAGAAGGCACAGTATTAGAAGAAATACAAAATATGTTTTTATTTTTAAGTAGTAAAATATCTAAGTTAGAAGAAGATAATATTTTATTAAAAGCAGAAGTAGAAGCATTGAAACAAGGTGTAATTCCTCCAAATACAACTACAGAGGGACTTGTATTGCTTTCAGATGGAACTCCATTATTATTTAGTGATGGGTCTTATATGTTATATGGTTAAAAGATAGGAGGGGTAATATGGCGACAGTTGAAGGTAAAAAAATAACTGAATTAACGCAAAAAGCTAGTATTAACAGTACTGATAGAGTAATGGTTTTAGATGGTGAAGATGCTAAATTAATAGAAGCTGGATTATTGCAAGGTGCTTCTAATATGACTGATGAATATGTAATACTTAAAGATGATAAAGAAGTGGAATATAGAGTATTTGTTGGAGCAGATGGGAAACTTAGAGCAATAAAAAATAGTGTATTTAATGTTAATTTACCAAGTAATTCAGATAATACAAATTATAAAGGATTGCTAATAAATAGTATGTATGGTGGAGGAAATGCTTTAAGTTCAACTCCTGTAAGTCATAGTTTTATAGAATTATATAACCTTACTAAGCAAGATATATCTTTAGAAGGTTTATATCTTTGGTATAAAGATGTCAATACTTCATGGACTTCACTTGAATTGCATGGTGTTATACCGTCTTATTCTTCATTCTTAGTTGTTGGGTATAAGCATAATGATTATTTTAATGATGAATGTAGAATAAAAATAAAAGAGTATGATATGGTTTGGAATGATAGTAATGGAGTCGGGATGAAATTCTCTGATAAAGGTTTCGTTGCTTATTTATGCGTAGGTAGTGAAACTCCTATAGATTTCCCAGTTTATTCTGTTACTGATCCTATAAGTGGTGGTGTAACTATACAAGAAAGATTTATAGATATGTTAGCAGTAGGTGGGAAAGAAGAAGGTCAAGCACCTCCTTGTTATCAAGGAAACTATAGAAGTGGTGCTAGTAATAAAGTAGGAATTAGACGTGTAGACTTTGGAAATGCTTACGGAGTAAAAGATATGTCAGGGTACGCTAATGGATATGGAAACAACTATCAAGATACTATTTTAGTAGATTTTACTCAATGCGAAGTTGCTAAAGAAAGACCATGCTCGGTAAACGACGGCCAATGGGATATGTTTAGATATTCAAGAAGTTTTAACTGGGATGGTATAAATTGCTTTGTGTTAGGATACGGTCAAGAAGGAGAAAGTTCAAGAACTTTTACATTCCAAACAAGAGTTACAGAAGAAGCTTGGGTATGGTATAGAAAACAAGGTAGCAATAAATGGATAAAAGTAAAATGCGATAGTAATAAATATTATCAGCATGTCGATTGTACTGCAAGTGTTCATAGGGCTATAATAAGAGATTTAGAAGCTGGTATATATGAGTATAAAGTAGGTTTCCAAGGTGTATGGTCTGATATAGAAGAATTTGAAGTTAAAAAATATAACTTAGATGCAGGGGATGAAATAAAAATCCTTTGGACATCCGATGAACAAAGTTGGAATTTAGAGGAAGCCCGCACTTTTAGAAATGTATTTAACAAGATACAAGAATGGGAAAAAGATACTGATAAAGTAGGGAATGTAAATTATGATTTCCATTTAAATACTGGAGATATAACACAGAATGGGAAAAGACGCGAAGAGATGTTTTTATGGAATGAGCATTTAAATCATGTTAATTATAATGTTCCTTTAATGGCTTGTGTTGGTAACAATGATTTAAGAGCTAAAAAATATTCTTCTAATTTCCAAAACTATTTTACTAATGAAAACCCTAAATGGAATGGCTTTTACCATTATTTCTTAGGGGATGTGTGCTTTATATCTGTAAACTCTAATGAAGATTATGAATATGTAGATAGTGGAGATTTTGCAAACCCTAATGACTTTTTACAAGCCGAAGCTAATGCTTTAGATGAATTGATAACTAATCTAAAAGAAGATTCTTCAAGACCTTTAAGATGGATAATAGTATATATGCACCAAAGTTGCTTTACTAATGTAAGAACAAAAAGGATGCAGAAATTTGTTCCTATAATTGAAAAACATAAAATACCTTTAGTTTGTTGTGGACATCAACACATTTATGCAAGAAGCAAAGCTTTATATACTAGATATGATGGTATAAGTGAATATAATACATATTATGATTTTATTAATAAAGCAACTACTCCTTATGTTGATGAAGCTTCACAAACTAATATAGACGGTGAGATTGGTATTAATCATAATGAAGATTTAGCAAACGGAACTCACTATGTTTCAGTTAATGCTACTGGTTGGAAGTGTACAGGTAAAGAAAAGAAAATAAGTTTATATCCAGCAAATGCTCAAGCTGGTTATGACTATGATGAATCTACTAAATTACCGTGGTGGATGGCTAAGATAGATGCTACAATATTACCAATGTATACTACAATGACTATAAATAAAGATAAAATACATTTACAAATGTGGCAAGTAAGCAATGCTTTTAAGCATATAAGTGTAAACAATTCAAACTATCAATATACTCCAAATTATGAAGATGTAAAAGATAGCATAAGTAAAACTTTAATAGATGAATTGATAATAAATTTATCTGATAGATTGTAAAATCAGTCCTAGTTATTTAACTAGGACTTTTATTTTTAAGGAGGTGGTTATTAGCATGAGGATTAAAATTCTTAATAAAGAAATGGGTAAGTATGAAAATATAACTCAACAAGCCTCTGAAATAGGTATATTAGACTTAGAAGGAAACTTTAAAAGTAAAAACATTGAAGGTGCTTTAAGAGAATTATCTGAAAAAATGACAGATAATGTAGCAATAGATGATTTAAAAACTAATGTAGCTACTAATACACAATCAATCAAAAATTTAAATGCTAAAACTTCTAAAATGCAAGAAGATATAGAGTATTTAAAAGAAAATGGTGGTGGTGGTGGAGGTGTTACAATACCTACAATCACTTCTAAATTTGAAGATTGTGCCATACAAGAAAATACTAATTTAAACATTCCTATATTCTTTAGTTCTGTCAGCCTAGGAGAAGGTACTGCTTATGTAAGTATAAATGGTATAGAAAGTTTATATGTAAAAGTTAAGCAAGGTAACAACAATATAAATATACCTAGTAAATACTTTACTAAAATGAGGAATACAGTAGCTATATATGTAAAGGATAGGGTTGGAATGGTATCTAACCAGCTTGAATGGACTGTAATCGTTGGTGGAATTAAAATAAATACAACTTTTGATACTAATGCCGATTGGTCGGTTGGTAGTAGAATATTATTCCCTTACGATATAACTACAGAAATTGAAGGAGATATTAAAGCAACCTTAAAGGTTGGAAATAATACTCAAGAAATAGATGTGAGTAGTGGATATAATGAAATATATTTAGATGAATATATAGTAGGTGTAGGAGCGTTCCCTGTAACCATTTATGCTACTGTTGGAGATTATACAAGTAATGTTATTAGCTTTAATTTAGTTGTATCAAGTTCTACTGAATTATATATATCGTCAACTAATATTGATGAAGCAGAGTATACCTACGGAGAAAGAATAGAAGTAAACTACAGATTATCTAAAAAAGGTGATGAAACATTTACGGTTTATTTAAGTATAGATAATCTTATAGAAAAGACTGTAAGTGCTACTGCTGGTAACTATTATTGGACTATAGCTGGTGGAAGATTAAATGTTGGTAGACATACACTTTCTATAAGAGCAACGAGTGAAAGTGGAGATGATAAGACGCTTGAAATTTCTGTTAATGTAGTAAAAGGTAATTATACACCTCTTGAAATAAGCAAAGCTGGTTTAATATGCGACCTTAATGCACAAGGAAAATCTAATCAAGATTCAAATTTAGAAACTTGGGTAGATGCTTCAGGTAATAATAACAATGCTAAAATTATAAATGCAAACTTTAGTACAAATGGGTTTATAGACGGCCAGTTAGTATTAGATAATGATGCTTATGTTGAAATACCTTTAACACCGTGGAAAACTAATGCAACAAATGGTAGTACGATAAATATTATATACACACCTACTCATAGTGGAAATGAATACGCTAGGGTGTTTGATTATACAGATACAAATGATCCATATGTAGGTGCTTTTATAGATATATTAGAAGCTAACATTAAATCTGAAAATAGTAAAGGTCAAATAGGCTTAGACTATGAAAGTGGAGAAATAGATGTAAGTTTTGTTATAGATAGAAATAATAAAATGGCTAAAATATTCATTGATGGTATATTGAGTAAATATTGGATGTTATCTGATACTGGAAGTGGTAATAATGCTATTTTAGAAAGCTTTGCTCACAATAACTATATGTACTTAAATAGTACAAAGGGTGAGGATTGTGGAACTAATAGTGTTAGAAGAGTATTAGTTTACAATAGAGCATTAAATGAAAAAGAAATAATGGATAATCATATAGCAAATATTACTGATATGGCAAAACAAGAAGAAAAATATAACTTTGAATATAACAATAACTTACCTAAATTAAGAATATTCGGAGATATAAGCAACGTTAGTGCTGATGTAAGTGCTAATGTAAGAATAAGATATGAAAGTCCTAATGCTGAACTTTATGGAGAAAGCTTTGACTTTGAAACTGCAAATAATCCCATATTTTTACAGGGGACATCATCCCTTGGATATGTTCGTAAAAACTATAGATTTTTCTTGAAGGATTCAGGAGGAAGTGATTATTACTTTAATCCATTCGGAGAAGGTTCTAAAGCTGAAAATGTATTTACTATAAAATGTAACTATATGGAATCAAGTCATGCTAACGGTATAGGTATAGCAAGTATGGTAAATGATTGTGTTTATGATAGTAAAACACCAGCACAACAAAATGATCCAGATAGACGTACTGCGATTAATGGTTTCCCTATTCAGCTATTTGTGAATGATGAAAGTTATGGTACTTATACACTTCAAATAGATAGATACGCTGAGGAGTCTTTAGGATATAAAACCAAAGAGTTCCCAGAACTTATTTGCGTTGAAGGTCGTTCAAATACAGATATAGGAGCAGGAGCATTTTATAAATATGGAACTACTGATGCTTCCAAAGGTTTAACTGAATGGGAATATTACAATGAAAGTTTTATGATAGTTGCTCCAAGTTCTTTAAAAGAAAGTAACTATGACTATAACCATATAAAAACTTTAGTAGAATGGGTATATGATGCAGGAAGAGATAGATTTGTAGAGGAATTAGAAAACTATTTTAATAAAGAATATTTACTTAGATATTTCTTAACTGTTCAATGCTTAGGACTTGTAGATAGTTTATCTAAAAATATGCACTTATGCTCATATGATGGTAAGATATTTTATCCTTTGTTCTACGATTCAGATACGGCTACTGGACTTGATAACTCGGGTTATTTAGATGTATCAGCTTCTTGTGAAATAGGAGATTTACTTGATGATGATGGTAGTATAATCGAAGAAAATAGATTTAACTGTTCTAACTCTGTCCTATGGACTAAAGTCATGGATTGGTTATCTGATGATTTGAAAGCTGAATGGACTAAAATGAGGTCAAGTGGTAGATTTTCAGTAGATAATATAATGCACTATATGAGTGAAAATATAATAGAAAAAATACCTGGTACTTTATACAATAACGACCAAATTATAAAATATTGCAACTATGGTTCTATGTATCAGCACGTTTGTCATGGTAATAGAAAATTACAACTTAAAAAATGGATAAGAGAAAGAATAGCTTATGTAGATTCATTAATGGAATATATGAGTGATATAGATTATGCAACTATAAGAATGGAAACTTTAGGGGATGTTTCTTTAGATATTAGTACATATTACCCTCTTTATTACACTATAAAATGGAAAAGTGGAGTTGTTGAAAGACAACGTATTGCTAGAGGAGAAAAAAAGACTTTTAGCACTTATTCCACAGTATCTACAGACCAAGAGGTTATTTTGTACTATCCAAAAGCAATTAAGTCTATAGGTAATATAGATAGCTTGAATCCTCGTACAATGGCACTAGGTACTTGCACACAGTTAAATGAATTAGAATGTCATAGTGATAACTTAAGAAGTGTTGATGTTGCTTCTAATATTTATTTAAGAAAAATTGATTTTTCAAATTGTAGTAAGCTAGGTACTGTATCAGCTTCTATGAATGTAGGGGACTGTAAATACTTAAAGAATATAAATTTATACGGAACTAGCATATCAGCACTAAACACTAATGCAAGTGGGGGAAGTATAAGGGAAATTTATTACCCTCAAACAATACAGAGTATTATATTAAGTAATCAGCCTAGATTAGAAGTTTTAGGATTGCCTTATGGCTTAAATGGTGAGGAGATACCAGCTTCATTAGTTACAGTAAATATTAATAACTGTCCTAATATATCTAAATTAAATACAAGTGCAAATACTAACACAAGTAAGACATTAATATCTATGAAGAATGTTAAAAATCTTAACTTAAATAATAGTGTAAATCTTGATACTATGAGTTTTGGTGAGTTTGAAAGAATAGAAAATGTAACTTTAGCATCTATTCCAAATCTTCAAAAAGTAAACTTTGACAACTTAGTACCTAAAGGCAAACAAAGTACCCTAGCTTATGTTGGACTTTCTAACTGTCCTAAAATAACTAATATAACTATGAATTGTACTAGCAACGCTTATGAGGTTAATTTCTTAGATGATGCAATACTTGACTTAGGTAGATTAAATTCATTAAAGAAAATATCAAGTAACTGCGTTGTAAAAGGATTAAAAACTTTAATAGTACCTAAGCAATTAGAGGACTTAGACTTTAAGCTTCAATATGGAGAAGGAACTTCAAATATAACTAACATTTGGGTATCAGATCAATGTAATGTCGACACAAGTGGTGCTACTGTAACTGCTACACATTTAAATAAAGATTATGAAGGTATAGATTTTAAAGGAATGAATATAAGAACTCTTGATATGGCAGGATTTGGGCAAGTTAGAAATGGTATAAACTTTAACATATCACCTACTGCTATTAACCCTAATTTAAATACAAATAGGGATGGTAGTGAAGATAAGCCGTGGTTTAGACCTTATGGAAGTATTGATTTGAGCAACTATGAACTAGATTATAAAGGAATATTTAAAGGTCTAGACTTAGATAGATTAAATATAATTATGCCTAATGGAGAACTAGAAGATACTGACTTAACAAGTTTATTTGAAGGATGTACTTTTGAAGATGCAACTTTTGTAAATCAAACACTCTCTAAATTCCCTAATGCTTCTAAATTTGACTATATGTTTAAAAATTCAGATTTAACAGATGCTTCAAATATAGTATTCCCAAATACAAGATTTACATTAAAAGGTGGTTTCATGGGAAGTAAACTTATATCTGATATAGATTTACCTTTAAATGTAGTTGATGTTACAGATTGTTTTAAAGATTGTATTAATATGAGATATGCAACTAGCAACTGGAATAAGAGATACACTTATTCTATTAATCATACTGATTGTTATTACAACTGTATCAATATAGAAACTATAGATAATAGACAAGGATATTTAAGAGATATTCCGAAGGATTGGGGAGGACATGGATTTGATAATACAAATATAGGTATATATGTCCTTGAAATTCCAGAGGATAATTACATGGTAACTTTAGGAGATTTTGTCTTAGATGGTACTGTTGAATGGGGAGATAATACATACTCACATAATGTAACTACTCATAGATATGACAAGGCAGGAGTTTATACTGTTATGGGTAAAATATACCCTAATAACGCAGGAATTAAGCCTCATACATCTTTAGCTCAAGTACTATTAAATGTAAATAGATTACCTAATGATGCTAAAAACTTTGAAAATATGTTTGAAGGTTGTCAAATACTAAGAATAGTTAATCTATCTCAAACTGATACAAGTAAAGTTCAAAATACTAACGGAATGTTTAAAAATTGCACTGCTATGGTAACACCTCCTAATTTTGACTTTACATCCGTAACACAAGCGAATGAAATGTATGCAGGTTGTAATAACATTATAAATCTAACATTTAAAAACTTATCAAATAGTAATTTAACTTGTGAGAATATTGTTAATGGATGCAATAGATTAACAACAATAGGTTTTGAAGGTAGAACTCATAAAAATAGTGCAAGAAAAATAATAGATGTTTTAAATAACTTTATACTTGAAAATAAAGTTAGTACTTCTGATTTATCTAAGGGAATAAATGAAGCTAAAGAAGAAGTAAAAAATATAAATGGTTATCAAGTAATTCAAGATGAAGAGATAATGATGAACATGATGGCATCAGCAGATATATTTGAATTAGTATTGGGAATATTATCAATGCAATTAGAAACTGCTTCATGCAATGAAAACGAAAGAGAAATTATAGGAGGAAATAAAATGATAGAATTATATGCGACATTAATAATAAAAGGTAAAAAGACTATAGAGGATGTTCCTACAAAGATAAGACCACAAGTAGAAGCTATGCTTAAAGATTTAGGAGTAGAATATTAATAAAAATTCCTTATAAGGGGTGATTAAATGTTTAGAGAATTTAACGTCAAATTTGAAGATGTTGAAATGCTAGGAGGAGCAGATAATTTACTCGAAGGTACTGAAATAACTAAGGTTATAGTAAGAGGGGACAATAATAAAATGTCCTCTCTTGATTCTATGTTAAAAAATTGTAATGAACTTGACACTGTAGATGGGGAACTTGATTTAAATGGTGTTGGTGATATAGACAATTTATTAGAAGGTACTGAACTTGTAAAATCAATTAATCTGAAAAATATTAATAATGAAAATATATCAGCAAATAATTCTTTCCCACACGTAGATAGGATTAATATAGGTGGGGAGTTATACAATAAAAAAGCTATGCAAAACGTAATAGCTTCAAAAGATTGGACTTTTAATAATATAAACTATGTTGATACTGTAGGTGATAATGTAGTTATAAAAGAAACTAATATAAACGATAATAATAAAGTAACTATACAAGATACTTTAGAGCAAAAAGCTAGAGGTTTTGAAATTATAGGACAGACATATGAAAACTTAGTAGTTGGAAGTGGAGAGGTTACTTTATTAGATGAACTTACTTTAGAAAGTATAGATGGAAGTCCTAATGAATTTAATCCTCATATAGAGCAACCTGTATGTGTAGAAGCTATTGAAGGAGAAACTTACCAAAACTTGGTTAATGGTAAAGGAGAATATAAATTAACTGATACAATAGATGAAAGAACTATATCTGAAAGTGAAATTGCTAATGGAATAGAAAATCTACCTTCTGCAATTGAAATAACATCGCTATGGGGGAATACTTATCAAAATCCAAACAACTTAAACGAAATAGTTTCACTAGGAGATTTATATGTAGATGAAGAAGGTAATGCTATTTTAGATGAAGATGGTAATGAACAGTATAAACTAGAATTAATAAGTAATGATGGTAATAATAATTCAAATAAAACAACAATTTTAATGCCACAACCTTTAAGAAAAGTTGCAGGTGGAAGTGATAAATTATATTGGGATTCTGCAAATAAGAAATATTTTATAGAGAAGAATGTCTTCATTACAGTCTTAGACGGTACTCAAGATTATATACCTGCATGGACAAAAGATGGGTATGCATGTAACATGTATCTTATGTCAAATCCAGGTAAGGTATTTGGTGACACTATCATATGTAATAGGTTGCCTTTAGATAATAGCCCTTATGATTCTCCTTATTCTTGTGTATTTACCGCTTGGGATTCTAAAGTTTATGTCTGTGTGGAAGGGGATTTCTATTCAGATGTTAATCCTTGGTTAGAAGATAATCCAATTACAGTGTATTATTATGGTGATACTTCTCAAATAATAGAAACTAAAATACTAGAAAAGCCTTCACTAGAAACATATTCACCTAAAACTTATATAACTACTAATACAGAAATACAACCTAATCAAATGACTGTAACTAATAAAAGAAATCTTATCAACTTGAAAAAAATGAAAGCTAATACTGATTATACAGTACAATTAAAATGTAATGAAAAAGGCAATAAACCTATTAAAATTAATCTTTGTGGGAAAGAAAAAGATATTGATGCTACTATAGGGGTTAATCATGTAAATATAACTACAAATGAATTGAATGATAATAAACTTGAATTAAGTGGAGAAGGGAATATCGTATCTGAAATTATAGTTGTAGAAGGTGAAATGAACCAATACCCTAAGTATTTTAATGGGGTACAAAGTACAGGAGAATTGCAAGGCGATGGTACTTATAGAATAGGTATAAAAACTAATGAAGGATTTAATATATCTATTCAGACAAATAATCCTTTAGCAAAAAGAGATAAGCTATATTGGAATAAATCTAACAAAAGATATGAAATAGATAGAGGTGGAGATATTGAAATTCCTACTGTATCAGGTGATGTTATAGATTTACCTAGACTTTATCAAAGAGAAGATACTAATTTTACTATAGAAAGTGGAAATATAAAACCTAGTAAAACTTCAATTAATTATTTAGATATAGGCTAAAGTTTTTCTTTAGTCTTTTTTATATATATTTTAGTTTTAAAATATTTATTTAAGGGTGGTGTATTGAGTGGAACAAATGATAAGTAATTTAGGCTTTCCTATAGCTTGTGTATGTGCTTTAGGTTATTACTTTGTACAGAAAGATAAGTCCTCTAGGGAAGATATAAATAAAATCATAGACAATTTAAGAGAAGATAATAAACTAGATAGAGAACTATACAGAGATACTATAGATAAATTTGATAGTAAACTAGATAAATTTGCTATAGCTTTAGAAAGTAATAATAATAGACTTGAGTCTATTGAAGATGATATAAAAAGTATAAAAGAAAAGGCTGGTGTATAGATATGAAAATATTAATATCTGCAGGACACACTCTTACTGGTAAAGGTACAGGGGCAGTTGGTTTTATAAATGAAAGTCAAGAAAATAGAGTATTAGCTAAGTTTGTAGTTGAATATCTTGAAAAACTAGGTCATGAAGTAGATTATCATGAAGTGAATAGTGGAAGTGATTATATAAATCAACAAGCTAAAAAAGCTAATTCTAAAAGTTATGATCTAGTAGTACAAATACATTTTAATTGTTCAGATAATGCAACTGCTAATGGTACAGAAGTAATATACAGAAGTTCTAAAGGGAAAGTATTTGCTCAAAGAGTTCAAGATAAACTTAAAACTGAATTTAAGGATAGAAAAATAAAGCATGATATAAATGACTTAAAGCGTGATTTAGGTTGGTTGAGGTTAACTAATCCTCCTGCAATATTAATAGAAACTTGCTTTGTATCTAATAAAAGTGATACTGATAAATATACATCTAATAGAGAAAAGATAGCTAAATTAATAGCAGAAGGTATAGCGAGTCAAACTATTACTGAAAATAACACTTCTAATACTTCATCTACTGATAAAAAACTATATGCAGTTTGTGTAACTGCTTGTGAATATGATAATGCTAAGAAAATGCAACAAGAATTAATAAATAAAGGCTACAAAGATACATATTTAATTCCTAGATAGTTTATTTTGTTGGTAAAATATGGTATAATATAATAAAAACTAATGATAGTTTTAAAAAAATAACATTACGCAAAGTAAGAATATATTATCTTATCTTTAATCTGTATTTTTTTATGTTTTTTATTTTTAAAGTTTTGTAATTGTTTTGTAATTTTAGTTAGAAAAAAGCTATTGTCTTGTTGCGATAGCTTTTTTTACTTGCTACAATATAAGTATATCCAACTTTAATTTACAACACTCGAGTTGTAGAGTATAAATTTAACAGCTAACCAGCTAAAGGTTACAATATCAACAAACAATCATATAAGTTCAGTAAAAGGGGAAGCTTTAAGGGGATGAAGCTTCTTTTTTATGCTTAAATTTAGGTAAATAAAAAAAGACTGCTAAAAATAGCAATCTTTTCTACTTTGACGATATAATTAATAATGAAAAGTGAGGAGGCACTAAAACACAGCCAAATTTTAGTACATATATATAATTCTATATAAGTAATTAAAACCCTTTTTATTTTGCTAAAATATTGACAAATTTTATTATAAAAAAGTATAATTAATTTGTACAATAAGTTTATAACTATTGTCTAGATTTTTGAAATTCCACGATATATCATTACATCCAAACAAAATTAAATTCCTATATTTTAATAGCTTATACTCCCCGTATAGGCTATTTTAATTTGAATGGCATACGCAACATCTATCATACTCAAACCTTTGATACCTATCACAACATCTGCAATATTGAAAATTATTATTATAACTACTCTCACTATAAAAATTATCTTGGTGATTTCTTTCCCAGTATGAGCCTTTTTCTTCCTTATCTTGATTAAATATATTAAACACCTATTTCACGCCCTTTAAAATCTAATTTAAAAGGTATTATAGGCATATCTGAATATATTTATACATTATTCTTCTATAACTAAAGCAATTATTTTTTTATTTTGGTCAATTATAACTTTTCTCCCTTCTACTAAATGCCAATTCCAATAGTTTGGCACTTCTATTATTTTATCATTTTCAAGTAATTTTATTTTCATTTTTCCTCCTTTGTGGTGAGTTGCTTATCTCTACTAGGTGCTTGTAAAATTTTAACAATTATATTGTATATGAGTTTATCCACAATATCCACATAATGAACAATCATCACAACTTTTTTCGTTACGGTGATTTTTACCGTCACGACTTTTTTCGTTACGGTGAAAAGTTTACATAATATAGTTTTACCGTCACGACTTTTTTCGTGGTGGGTATACCATCACGACTTTTTTCGTGGTGGTCATCACGACTTTTTTCGTGATATATTCTATAATTATTAATTCTATATTTATTTATTTTTATTATTTATTTATTTTATTGCGAAAAAAACTATTGAACAATATTGCTAAATAACATATAATATTATTAACAAAGCTTTTAGGAGGTGCAATAAATGAAATCAACAGTTAAAGTTCAAGCAAATAAAAGTAACACTTGGATTAATTTACCAAAAGAAATAAGAGAACTTTTAAATATAAAAAAAGGAGATACTCTTTTATTAAAAGTTGAAGATGGGAAAATAATTATAGAAAAATAAAAAGGGGATGCATAAAATGAGATACCAAATTTTCAGTTTACAGCAAAGTTCATTAGTTGAACTTGGATTGAATGTAGAAGAAGCACTTTTGCTAGATTGGATACTTAATTGGAAAGATGGAACAGGAATGAAGAGAGAATTTATAGAAGAACAACAAGATATAGGTTATTGGATAAATTACGAAACAGTAGTAAAGGAGTTACCTATACTGTTTAAACAACCTACTGACGATATGGACGAAAAGGCTTTAAAAAAGCTTCTAAGAAATAATAAAGATAAAGTAGGTAGAATGTTAAAGGGTAATTTATCTAAAGTTCTAACACCTCATAAAATGGTTTATAGAGGCGAGAAAAGTAAATTAGGTTCAATGATATTTGTTGTTATAAATAGAGAAGCTATAGATATGCTTAAAAATAAAGAAGCTTCCACTTTTGCCGAAGTAGAAGCTAATAAGAATCTTGAAAAACAAATTGATAATAATATTATACCACAAAAAGAAGAAAAAAATGCAAGTGATTTTATGGAAGATGATATAGAAATTAAAAATAAAAAACTTATGGAACAAGAAAAGAGATTTATACCTAGTTTTGATATGAGGTGGAATTAATAATAAAACGAATTTAAAAGGCATTGAGAGAGGTTTTAAACTTCTCTTAATGTAAATATATAGATAAAAAAATGGGGGGCAATTATGCTTAAAGTATTTGAAGCTTTTGCAGGAATAGGATGTCAAAGAATTTCTTTGAATAGAATAGGCATTGATTACGAGGTTGTTGGAATATGTGAAATAGATGAATATGCTATAAAATCATATGAAGCACTACATGGAAAAGTTAATAATTTAGGCGATATAAGTAAAGTAAAGGCAAAAGATATACCAGCACACGATTTATTGATATATTCATTCCCTTGTCAAGATATATCAGTTGCAGGACATCAAGCCTCTTTAGCTGAGGGAAGTGGTACTAGAAGTAGCTTGATATGGGAATGTAAAAAGATAATTGAAAATTGCAAGCCTAAATATTTAATAATGGAAAATGTGAAAAATTTAGTCAGTAAAAAGCATAAACCAAATTTTGATAAATGGCTAAGTTATTTGGAAAGTTTAGGATATAAAAATTATTGGAAAGTTTTAGATGCTAAAGATTATAATTTGCCACAGAGCCGACAAAGAGTATTTGCCATATCAATATTAGGCGAACACGAATTGTATGAGTTCCCTAAGCCTTTAAAACTTACTAAAAAATTGTCTGATATATTAGAGGCAGATGTAGATAAAAAATATTATCTTAGTGATGTGGCAATTAATAAAATGAAAAAATATGAACCTAAAAATATTAAAGATAAAAATATATCTCCTTGTCTGACTACAGAACTTGCACATGGAACAGGCAAAAATTTTCACCCTAAGTTTTGCAAGCTTATAGGAGAATATAGAAAACCGACAACACTTGAAATTTTTAGATTGATGGGTTTTACTGATGAGGAATTTTACAAATTAAAGAAAGTTAATAGTGATACAAAATTGTATGAACAAGCAGGGAATGGTATAGCAGTAAATGTGCTAGAAGAAGTTTTAAAAAAATTATTTTATAACATTGAAATTTGCACAGAAAAACAAAAAACATTAAATACAGAATATGATCAATTTAAATGGATTATATAAAACGAATTTAAAAGGCATTGAGAGAGGTTTTAAACTTCTCTTAATGTAAATATATAACAAGGGATAAAACATTGAAATAAGAGGGGATATAATTGAATACAAAAGCTGAAAGGTCAAGAAAAAAATGGACTAGAGAAGAAAGGAAATATCTTTCAGACAACTGGGGAATAATTAAAGTAGAAAACATTGCTAATACTTTAGGGAGAAGTAAAAGAGCAGTAGAAAATCAAGCTTATTATTTAGGATTAGGTACTCAAATGAGGTGGTATAGTCCTAGAGAAATAGGCGAAATGTTAGGCTTAAGTTTATGTACTGTAAAAAGGTATATGGATGAAGGCAAGCTTGAATGTATGAGAGATAGAACTAAAAATAAAAGACGTATGAGTTCAGAAGATCAAATAAGAAAGTTTATGAAAAACTATCAAGACTTATGGGATAGTAGAAAAGTTACTATAAATTTATACAGTAATAATATGGATTGGTATAAAGAAAAAATAGAAAGAGATAAGCATAGATCAATAAAAAGAAATTCTACTTATACGGAAACTGAAATTAAGATTTTGATTGATAGGTATAGGAGAGGGTGGACTTTAGACCAAATAGCAACTGAATTATCGAGAAATAAAAAATCTATAGACAATAAATTAAGAAAACTTGATTTTGGAAGAAACTTTATTTTTTAAATAAGGGGGATAACTAAAGATGAAGATTATATTAGGGGTATTAATTTATATTGTTTTAGTAGTATTTTTCTATTCATTATTTGCAGTAGGGGGAAGATATGATGATTAGAATATTTGATGATAATAAACATATATGCGAATGTTGTGATAATGATAGTGTTATACTTATAGATTTTACAGAAGATACAAAGCCAAACGATTTAGGAAATAGAGTGTATCTTTGTAATGAGCATAAAGAAAAGTTAATAGATTTATTATTACCGTTTTAAATTTGAATAAAATCAAAATTTTAAAGGAAGTGAAATTATGAAATTTATATTAGATTTAAATGAGGAAACTATGTTCAAGTATGCAAGATTCCTTGGTTATGAAGAAAGTGAGTTGTCAAATCTAAACAAAGATGAATCATTTGTAGTTACTATAACTGAAATCATAGAGAATACCTGTGAAGGTAGTGTATTCTAATTAATATAATTTTTATTTAAGAAAAGGAGTTGTAAGTTGTGGAAGATGCTAAATGTATGAATGATGATTGTAATATATTAAACAAGAACATTTGTTGTTGTGATTGCTTAGAGATAAGAAAATGCGAATTTGTATGCCCAGCATATAAGTTTGAATGTGAAAAAAGATATTATAAAGAAACAGAATAATATCATTAAAATAAAACTTTTAAATGAACTAGGGAATAAATTTCTCTAGTTTTTTTGTTTTAAAATGTATCAAAAATATAACGTAAACATATAATAAAGTAACAAAACGTTATATAAAATATGAGGGGGATTAATTATGAAAATATATACTTTAGAAAATAAAAATGAAATATTAGCTATATTAACTCACAAAGATAATATGAGTTATAGAGATTTTAGAAATATATGCTTAGAGGTTAATGAAGAAGCACAAAATGACTTTTACACATTAAAGGATATATTAATCAATGATTACAATTTTTCGCAAGTAGAAGCTTGTGGAGGTTTTGAAGTAGCTAAAAAGAAAGGAAGTATGTAAGTAAAAAAAATAAAGGTGGGGTTAATACTCCACCTACTACTATTACTACTAATATTTTTATCATTTTTATATAAATTCTTTATAATATATTTTTCTTATATTGTAGCAGATAAAAGGGGAGAGTGCTAATGCTAATTGAAAGTTTATTAGTTGGAGTAATGGGTGGGTTAATTGCTTATGCTAGTAAAATAGTTTATGATAGTAATAAAATTGAACTAGATCCAGTTATTGAAGTTAATAATATAGTTAAATATGAATATCACCCAGTTGATAATTTCAAGCAAATAGGATTAAAAGATAAAATAATTTTTACTTATACAGAAGGTGAAAAAGAAGGAGTAAAGGCTTTTATAGGATACGATTTAGAAGGAAATCTAAAAAACTTCGATATGTTAGAAGGTCATACAATCGTTGGTGGGGCTTCTAGGTGGGGAAAATCAAGCTTTTTAAATGTATTTATAACTAACATAACTAAAACATATACGAGAAATGAAGTTTGTTTTTTAGGTTGTGATTATAAAAAAGCAGATGTTTATTATTTTAGAAATTATAATAATTTTTTAGGTATGAGTACAAATAAAAAAGAATTTATGGCTCAAATAAAATGGCTAGAAAAAGAAATGAATAAAAGGGCTGATATATTAGACGAAGCTAATTGCAGAAATGTAATTAGTTACAATGAAAAACATGATATAAAAATTAGTTATATAATATTTGTAATAGACGAACTTATTCAAGTTGTAAGTGATAAAGATTGCAAAGATATTCTTCATACAATTATGAGCAGATGTGCGAGTTATGGAATTTACTTTTTATTAGCTACTCAAGACTGCACTAAGGAAACTATAGGTAGATGTAAAATGAATTGTAGTCAAATAGTAGGGTTTCATACATTCGACCAAACAGACAGTGATACTTTAATTGGTAAAGGCTACGATTTGCAAGATATAAATGTAAAAGGTAGATGTAAAATAAAAAATAGTGAAGGTGTAGTTGAAACTCAAATATTTTATTTAGATGAAGATAAAATGGAAGAATTATTAAGACCTTATTTGAAGCAGTAGGAGGCGTTTTAAATGGCTTATACTTATAGGTTTGTAGATACTAATGAAAATGTAATTTATGTTGGCTATACAGGGCAAAAAATGGGCGAGAGAATGAATCAACATTTTACTAAAGGACACTTACCAAAGGAATGTTATTCAAGCGTGGCTAAAATAGAGTATATCAAGTGGAAAACTAAGTCTGATGCTCAAGTAATGGAAGTTTATTTCATTAATAAGTATAAGCCAAAATTCAATAAACAAGACAAAAGAAGTGATACCCTTACAATTCAGCTAGAGGAAAAGGACTGGAAAACTTATCAAGTACTTAAAAAACAAGTTGAAAGAAGCACTCCTTACTGGGGTTGCTTAACTTATATATTAATAATTGCTTTAATATATGCAATATTTCAGATGATAGCTTAGAGGTGCAAACATGAATGAGAAAATAAATGAAGCTATAAAGCGAAGTGGACTTAAAAAGAAGTGGATAGCTGAACAATTAGATATAACTTATAATAGTTTAAGAAGAAAATTAAAGGGCGAGATCCATTTTAGTAAATTGGAATTAGAAAAGCTTAAATCTATATTAGAAAAATACCTATAAATGTGTTATAATTATATTACCAATATGTAGTGTTAAATAAAATTTAAATGGGGTATAACACTTTAAACTCTAAGATTTTGTAAAATTTTATTGACTTGAAAATGTACTTCCTGAAAATGGAGGTATATTTTTTTATTTAATAATTGCATACAATCAATTAATTGTGTATAGTATATTATATATAATTAGTTGATTAAAAGGAGTTTAAGAATGATAGAAAAAATAGTAGAAATTAGAAAATCAAAAGGAATGAGTAGATATAGGCTATCACAATTAACTGGTATAAGTGAAAGTACATTATTAAGATATGAGAACGGAGAAATTAAAAAAGCTTCATTTGAGAATATAATGAAAATATGTAAAGTATTAGAAATAGATATAAAAGAAATAATGTAAATTTTTTTAAATAAATACTTGCATAAAATCAAGTAAATAGGATATAATATAAATATAGAAAAGGGAAAGAGAAAATAAAATTTGGAGGTATTGGAAATGGATGAAATAAGAATGGAAGCAATAAATAAACTTGATAATTTAATAGTAGAGTGGACTGAAAGAGGGGAAATGTTAGGAATAGACTTTTCAGAACAGATAAAAGAAATGGAATATCTTAAATCTAAGTATGAAAGAGAGGTATCTGCTAATGTATAAGTTTGATAGTGAAGCTTTTATAAAAGAAATGGAAAGTCTTGAGGGGGTAGAGGAAACTCCCTTAGATTATGAAGATTTTGAGCAAGAGGAATATGAGAGAATGAATGAAAGAGATTTAAAAGGAGGGTTATAAAATGAATTACAAAGAAAAACAATCAATGAAAGCAAGTATATTAAGAAGTATAGATTATTGCAAGAGATATATTGAGGATTGCGAAAAAGGTTTAATAGATGATATAGAAGGTTGTTATGAAAAAAAAGAGCAAATTGTTAAATATGAATTGGAATTAGAGTCTTTAAGTTTTATATAAAGGAGGTTTGTAAAATGTGTACTGGGTATTGGGAAACTTGTAAATGTGAAGATTGTAAAAAGGTTAAGGAATTATTTTCAGATTTAAGTTTTTATTGGGATAATGAAGAGGAAAGAGAAGAGATAGAGAGAACTATAGAGAGTATGGGCTATTCAATATAGCCTTTACTTTTACCAAATGGGAGGACAAAATGGAGGAATTAGATTTTATAAAAAGCGAAAGATTAAAATTGCAACAAGAATACTTAAAACAAAGTAAAAACATATGGACTAATTTTGAAGGTATAGAAGCTGATAAGAAGCACAAAAAGTCTTACAATGAATATAGGAATAAAGATTACTTTTTAGAGGGTTTACAAGCTAAAATAGAGGATATTTTGAAGGATTTAGAATATTACAAAGAGAATAATTAGGGGGATTAAAAAATGAGAATAGAGATTTTACAAGATTTTATAAAGGAATTCGGTGAGAAAGCTGATAAAAGATTTTTTCATTTAAAACAATACAAAAAGATAAAGGAAGGTAATTAATAATGGGAAATAGCGTTTATATGAAATTGATAGAAGTTCAGAGCAAACTTAAGGCTCCGAAGTCTTGTTATAATAAGTTTGGTAATTATGCTTATAGAAACTGTGAGGATATATTAGAAGCTTTAAAACCTATATTATTAGAAGTAAAAGCAGTTGTTAATATATCAGATGAAGTAGTTTTAGTAGGGGAAAGATATTATATAAAAGCTACAGTAAAATTTATAGATGCTGAAACTGGTGAAATTGTAGAAGCTTCGGCAATGGCTAGAGAAGAAGAAAATAAAAAAGGTATGGATGCAAGTCAGCTAACTGGTAGTACATCAAGCTATGCTCGTAAATATGCACTTAATGGCTTATTTGCTATTGATGATACTAAAGATGCAGATACTACTAATACGCACGGCAAAGAGAATGTAAAAAGCTTATCAGAAGCACAACTAAAAAGAATGTATGCAATAGGCAAAAATGCAGGATATGAAAATTCAAAAGTTGATAGTATGATTAATCAAAAATACAATAAAAAAGCTTGTGATATGACAAAAGAAGAATATGACAATGTAGTAGAAGGATTACAAAAAATAGCAGATGCTAAAGCTAAGGAAAAATTCATAGCAAGCGAAAAGAAATTTATTAAAAGCTTAGCAGAAGATTAGGAAATAAATGCGAAAATTTATTTTAAAGTAGGGGCTTAAATGCCCTTTACTTTTATAGGGGGACAAATGAATTTATTTAATGATTTAATTTTAATGATAGCAGGGTTTGATTTATTCGTGATGTATTTAATATATAAAACTGTAAACTTTTACAGAAATAATTAAGGGGGGTTAAAATGGGGGAGAAAAAAGGAATTGATATAAAGAAGTGTGCTTATAAGGTTATTGTAGATAGCAGAGAAAAGTCTATAAATCACATACTAACTAAATTTGAAGAAGGCTTTGAACTTAAACCTAGTCATCATGATATGTATAGGGGTATTAAAAGTAAATATAGCGATCCAGTAGCTTATTATAAGCAAGATAAAGGCTTAAAAACTGGTGATTTTACTATATGTGTGCAACTACCAAGTGGAGAACAAATTAATTTCAAAGATAAGGTTGTAATAGAAAGAAAGCAAGGACTTAATGAACTTTGTTCAAACTTGTTTGATAAAGCTTCTAAGGATGAAAATGGATTAAATAGATTTGAAAGAGAACTTAAAAGAGGATATGAGCAAGGTGTAAAGATTTATTTATTAGTTGAACAGTCTGACTTATACAGTAAAATTTATTCTAGCAAACATTTTAGATATGATAAAGCTTCTAAAGTAAACCCTTCATCCTTCGTTGCTATGTTAGAAAGTTTATTAGTTAGATACAATGTTAATTTAGTTTATTGTGATAAAAAAGACAGTGCGAGAATCATAAATGATATTTTGTATTATGAAGCTAGAGAATATTTAAAAAATATTTAGTTAAAATCAAAATTTTAAAGGAAGTGAGTATTATATGGAGATAGCTTATAGCAGATACGTTAAAAGTTATATAAAGTTAATAGAATATAAATCTGATGATGATTGGACATTTATGAAATGTAATGAAAATGGCAAAACACATTTTTGGAGAAGAAGAATTATAAAATCAAGAGTTAAATATTCTGACCCAGATTTTATATGGATAACAATTAAAGGAAGTGATAGATATGGATACAGGATTACTAAAAGGAATTAAATCTAACATAGATTATTCACATAGGAGTATATCTACATTTATATGTGAAAATGATGAAGATACTTTAAAAGCAAAAGAAAGTTTGTTAAGAGCAATGAATACTTTAATGGCAACAAGTGAATTGCTTAAACATATGATACCAAAAGAGAATGAATGGGATAAATCTGTGTTAGAATTTCCGATAAAATAAAGTTTTTAACAAAATTAATTAAAAGGACTATAGAAATATAGTCTTTTCTTGTCGTAAAAAATAGAACGATTACATATAACAAATATTTCAAAATGAAATACAATATATATTATATAAGTAATAAGGGGGGTGGAGTATGAAGATAAAAGAATATAGAATTTTAAAAGGTTATACTCAATCAGAAATTGCTAGTATTTTAAATATAAAACAAAGTAGCTATAGCAACAAGGAACTAGGGAGAAGGGATTTCACAATTGAAGAAATAAAATTATTAAAAGAATTGTTTGAAGTAACTTATGAAGATTTATTAAATTAATTTCAAAAGGGGGAAAAATGAGTTATACAAAGAAGATTACAAACGAATTGATCAGAAGTGAAAACTTAAAAGCTAATACAAAAATATTATTATTAGTTTTAATGACTTATGAAAATGACAACGAAGGTTATTCATACCCTACACATGATCAATTAATGAAAACAACTGGGTTGAGTAAAAATACACTTATAAAATGCTTAAATGAACTTGAAGAAAAGAAATATATAAAAAGAATTAGATCTAGTGGGGTAAACAATAGATATTATATATCTGAAAACATAGAGGAATTAAGTAGTATTAAAATTGATACTGATATTAAAAATAATACTGGTAGTAGTATTAAAATTGATACTAGGGGTAGTATTAAAAATGATACTCTACAAGTACTATATACAAGTAATAAAAAAGAAAAAGAAAAAAGTAAAACTAATTTAGATAAAATTATAGAGGCTTATACTCAAAATGATTCATTAAAAGAAACTATAAAAGATTTTATAAAAATGAGAAAAACTATTAAGAAACCAGTTACAGATAGAAGTCTTAAATTAACATTAAATAAATTGGATCAGTATGGGAAAAATGATTTGGAAAAAATAGAGATATTAGAAAATAGCATCATGAATTGTTGGCAAGGAGTATTTGAATTAAAAAATAAAAAAGAACCTATTGCAGTAGGTTCGGAAAATAAAAATATTAAAGTTAATCATAGTATATGCAATAGTGTAAGAAAATATACACAAAGTTGTGATATTGGGTAGGGGGATATAATGAAAAATATAATTGATGATATAAAAAAATATACAGATGCTGAACAAGTTAAAAACAAAATAGCTACTGATTTAGGATTAAAATTTAAAAACAATAAATGTTTATGTTTTTTACATGGGGAAACTAATCCTAGTATGAGCTTTGACGTTAAAAAGAAAAAATTCAAATGTTTTTCATGTGGTCAAAGCTATGACATATTTAATCACTATCAACAATACTATAATTTATCATTCCTAGAAGCTGTAAAATCGATTGTAAAAGATTTTAATTTAAACATTGATATAATTATCAATGAGTCAGACAGAAAGCCTAAAAAGTCCCCTACAAAGCACGAAAATTATAATAAAAACATATTAACTTATTGCGAGAAAAGAAATATATCAAAAGATACTATAGATTATGTGGGAGTAAAAGAAAATAATAACTGCGTAGTATTCGAGTATAGAAATGAGTTAGGTGAGCATTTAGCAAATAAATATAGAAAAACTAAAAAATCAGAAGGTCCAAAGATGTGGTTTGAGAAAGGGACTAATGTAAACACCCTTTTTAATATGGATAAAATAAATTTATCAGAAACTCTATTAATTACAGAGGGAGAATTTGATTGTTTATCTGCTATAGAAAGTGGCTTTAAGAATACTGTATCTATACCAAGTGGAGTTAATGGAACTAATGAATGGATTACAAGTAACTGGACTTTTATTGAACAATTTGAAGAAGTAATTATATGGTTTGATAATGATGAGGCAGGAATAAAAGGTGCTAGAGAGGTATTTAATAGGCTTCCTAACGCTAGTGTAAAAATAGTTAGATGTGAAGTAGCTAATGATATAAATGAATTATTGCATAAGTACGGTAAATTAGCAGTATTAAAACAAATTGAAAAAGCTTCTACACCTACACTAGAAGGTGTTGCAACGCTTGATATGATAGAGGATTTTGATGTACATGAAGCAGAAACTCTTAAAACTGGTATAGATTACATTGATGATAAGCTTGTGGGTATGGTATTTGGAAGTCTTAATGTTTTGAGTGGTAGAAATGGTAGTGGTAAATCAACTATATTAAATCAAATATATATTGCAGAAGCTATTAATCAAGGGTATAAAACATTTTTATTTAGTGGCGAGTTAATAGGGGGGAATGTTAAGTATTGGCTACTTCAAACTTTAGCAAATGAGGAACAATTTGCCGAGTATACTGCTAAAGATGGTCATAAATATAAAAAAGTTACAATTCAATCTAAAGAAAAAATAGTTAATGATATGAAGGATAGATTTTTCTTATATGATAGTGATGATTATAGAATTGAAGCTATAATAGAAAAGATGACTGTATTAGCTAAACGTTATGGTGTAAGGGTGTTTGTTATAGATAATCTTATGACTGTTGAAAGTAGTTTGAAGGATAAATATGAAGCTGAAACTGATATAGTTAAAAAACTAAAAAACTTTGCTAAAAAATATAATGCTTTAGTTCATTTAGTTGCACACCCTAGAAAGTCTATGAATGATGAAATTGAAAAAGACGACGTTGCAGGAAGTGCTAATATAACTAACTTAGCTGATTATGTAACTACAATATCAAGAGCGAAAGATGATGTAGTTGAATATGATGCAATACTTAAAATATTAAAAAACCGACATACAGGGGTAAACGTAGGTAAAAGATTAATGTTTAATATAGAGAGAAAAAGATTTTACAGTAGTGAAACTGAAAAAGAATTAAATAAAAGATATTTAGATCTATGGGAGGAAGTTCAAGGTACATGGGAAGATTAGAAAAAAGCCAATGGGGACACAACATAAATAATGAATTAAAATATACATATGAAAAAGCATACGAAGAAGCTGAAGTTAAAAATATTAGTATGAGCAAAGAAGAATTTGACAAATATATAAAAGAATTAGAAATGAAGAATAGATGGAAAAGTAGGGGAATGAGATAAATGAATAAAAGGTGTGATAATAAAGATTGCATATATTATAAAACTTGTTTGATAGATAATTTTAATAGAAATCCAAAGTGTACTGGAAAGTTAAGTATTAAAAACCCACAACATCCAAATTATCAAGCTATTACAAGGGGTAATGATGAAAAAAAGGAGTAGATACACAAATGACAAGTAGTGTTGTTGAAGATAGAAATAAATTAATTAGTGAATATGAAAAGCTAATAAATAGGCTTGAGAAAGCTGAAAAATGGGCAAGTGATAATAATTATGCTTGGGAGTTTGTAAAGGCTCACAAGTACAAAATATGGCACGAGAGAGATAATATAATAAAAGAAATCGAGTTTGTGAGAGAGTTGCTTGAGTTACCAAATTAGGTAACTCTTTTTTATTGTTAAAACAAGGCGAACGAAAGTTGGAATAAATTATTAATTTAATACATATAATGATTATTTTGTGCTATAATATAATCATAAGTAATCAATAGTACACAAAAGAATATAGAGGTAAATTATGGAAGAAAAAAAGATTACAAGAACTTACACTATGAGAATTGATGTAGAGTTATACAAAAAGCTTGAAGAAGAAGCAGTAAGAAGAAGAAGAAGTGTTAATTTTATAGTTAATGAAAAAATAGAAAGAGCGTATAAAAAACAAAAGAAAAAATAGGGGGATTAATATGCTTGAAGAAGCTAGAGAACTAATGATTAAATTTATTGAAGTATATGGCTTTAATGATGAAGTAACAATAGCATCTAGTGTATTAGTAGATAAAATATTGAATAAAGAGGGGGAGAAAAAATGTCAAGTGTAGCAGATATTGTTTACAATCATATAACTTGTAGCAAAGGTGATGAAGTCATATCCGTAGAAGTTGATTACAATGAAAACTTAGTGCATATACTCACTCAATATATGTACAAAAGTGCTAACAAAACTTTTAAAAGCTTGATAGAAAAAGAAGAAGCAGAAAAGAAAGCTAAATTTAATAGTGTTGTGCTTATGCCATATTTCTTGAAGGAAAGTAAAAAATGGGAAAACAGAATAGGAATACCTTTAAAATATTGGTCAGAAGCAGAACATATTAAATTCAAAACATATTTTATGAGAAAATATGGTGATATGATTAAATGATAGTATTAGTAAAATTAATAATTATATGTTATTTAATAGTTAAATTAGCAGTATTTTTAGCAGAAAGGGAAGGGAAATAAATATGAATAAAATAATAATGATTGATTTTGAATTTTAAATTTGAAAGGAGTGATTTAATATGAGTACTTCTGAAATATGGAAAGATATAAAAGGATATGAAGGTTTATATCAAGTAAGCAATTTTGGAAGAATTAGAAGTTTAGATAGATGGAGAAATAGTGGAACTGGTGGATATTTTCAAACTGGTAAAATTCTTAAAACTAAAGAAGATGTAAACGGATATTTAAGAGTATCTTTATTGAAGAATGGAAAATATCAAAAAATGAACGTTCATAGATTGATAGCAATAGCTTTTATTCCGAATGAGAATAATTTCCCTATAATTAATCATAAGGATGGAAACAAATTAAATAATAATATTAGCAACTTAGAATGGTGTACTTATTCTTACAATTCAAAACATGCTTACGACAATGAATTGAGAGAAAAAGTTTACGGGAAAGACCATTGGAATTATGGGAGAAGAGTAAGCGAAGAAACAAGGGAAAAGTTGAGGAAATCAGCTAAGGAAAATCCCGGTAAAGGATATAAATTATCATCAGAAACTAAATCTAAAATGAGTAAAGCTAAGAAAGGTTCTAAGAATCCAGTTGCTAGGAAAGTTGTTTGTATAACAACAAATAAAGAATTTGATACCATTGTTGAAGCATCAAAATATTATAAGTGTTCAAGGGGAAGCATATCTTCGTGTTGTAATGGAAATAGAAAAACTTGTGGAAAAACAGAAGATGGAGTTCCTTTAGAATGGAAATATTTATAAAAATAAAAGGAGAATAGAAAAGATGAATAAAGTAATATTATCAGGTAGGGTTACTAGAGATGCAGAGTTGGGTTATATTCCTAATGTAGGTGTTCCTAAGCTTAGTTTTAGTTTAGCAGTAGAGAGAAATTATCAAAAGGATAAAAATAATAAAAAAGTTGATTTTATCAACATGGAAATGATAGGGAAACATACAGAAAACTTATGTCAGTATGTAACAAAAGGAAAGCAAATATTAGTAGAGGGCGAGTTAAACATTGATAATTATGAAAAAGATGGAGAAAAACGTTCATTTACTAAAGTAAAAGTTGATAGATTAGAGTTTTTAGGTGGTGCAACTACTGAAAAGAAAACTAATGCAGACACTTTAGAATTTACAGATTTTCAAGAAGTAGATGATGAAGATATACCATTTTAAAATATAGGAGGGATATTATGAAAAAAAGATTATGCGATAGTTGTATACATAGCGAATGTTCAAAAAGTGATAATCCTATATCAACAATTGTTTCATGTGGGGTAACAGTAGATTGCCTTGATTACAAGAGCGTAGATAGTGCGAAAGAAGTAAACTGTGAAGAGTGTATTTATTACAATATGGGTGATGGATGCGAATATAGTTATTGCAAAAAAGAATATGATGACTATTACTATAAAGAAAAAGAAAAAAATGCAATAAAACCTAGTCATTACAAAGCAGGAGAATTTGATGTTATAGCGTTTTGTCAGTTGCACAACATAAATTTTGACTTAGGAAATGTTATAAAATATGTAACTAGAGCAGGTAAAAAAGAAAATAATAGTGAGTTACAAGACTTAAATAAAGCTATGGAATATTTAAAAAGAAGAATAGAGTTTATAAAAGGGGAATAGTTTATGAAAATAACTAATACAGAGGTATACGGTTTTATTCCTGCATTAAGAGGAATGAGGTCGCCTATGAATAGTTGGCACTTAAATGATAGTAAGATTGATAATAAAACTATTACTATAGGTCCTAATGATTTAGATTTAGCTAAAAGACTTATAAAAGCAGGAAATGAACATTGTAAATTTTTAAGACAAATACAAGTTTGGGCAGATTTTGAAATGCCTTTGTACTGGTGGAGTGAATTTGATACATATAAATTTAATACTAAAAATAGTTGTAGTACAATGCACAGGTTGTTTAATGCTAAAAAAGAAATCGAATTAGATGACTTTGTTTATTCTAAAGAAGATATAAATACATTAAACTTCATAATAAGGGAATTAAATTCTTTAAGAAAAAGATATTTAGAAACTAAAGATTTTAATTATGTAATAAGAGGTAAAAGACTTTTACCAACTAGCTTTAAGCAAAAAAGAACAGTAAACACAAATTATGCTGAACTTATAAATATCTATAATCAACGTAAAAACCACAGATTGAAAGAAGAATGGCAAGATGTGTTCTGTAAATGGTGCGAAGAATTGCCTTACTTTAAGGAGTTTTTAGAAGCTAGGTAGTATCAGTAGGGGGGAGATAACTAAAGATGAAATTATTTGTATCTAGAAAAAAATATGATTTACTTAATAAGGAATATCTTTTACTAAATGATAAGCATGAGGAGCTAAAAGACAATTATGAAGCAGTTAATATAAGTAATGAAATTAACTTAAATAATATCGCAGGATTAGAAAATCAAATATTATCATTAAATCAAGAAATAGACTTATATGATAATACAGTAAATGATTTAAAAGAAGAAAATGATAAACTTAAAAAAGCTAATGAAGAGTTAGCGAAACTTTGGAATGATGCTAATAGAAAATTGTGGTGTAATAATGAAAGTGCTAGACAGTTAAGAAAGTTGTCAGAAGATATATTAGACTCACAAAGGATAGATAAAAACCAACTAGCTAGTTATATATATGATATTTCAATGTATGTTGGTGGTGGCGTAGGTGTTGAACTAAAAACAAAAGATAAATAAAAGAGGAGTAAGGGAATGAGTATTTTAAAAGGGGATAAAGTAAAATATTTAGATTTAGAAGGTGTTGTTATAAGTAATCCATATATGTATATATCAGACATGGAAACTTATATAGATGTTTATTGTAATGATATAAAAGAAACAATGACATTAAAAATAAATGATTTAGAGAAGGTTGATTAAATGAATAGAATACATAATTTAGAGATATATAAAAAACTTAGTGCAGTTGATATGTATATTAAACTTGATGAAGAAGTAGAAGAAGTTGCAGGTGCTATATTAATGAATGATAAAGAAAATCTAACAGAAGAATTGCTTGATGTCATTCAGTGTTGCTATGGTATAGCTTTTACTAAAGGAATAAATTTAGAAGAACATATAAAAGAGCATAATGAGAAGTTATTAAATAGAAATCATAAGTTTATAGATTAATGACAATATATGGAAGCTATTTAAATCAATTCTAAGGGGCTTTGAAATTAGCCCTCTTGTATTTTATCATTAATAAAAAATAAATATAAATATACGGTTATTTTTATACGGCATAAAATACCTAGTTTTATGCCATTTTTACAGAAGCTAGTAAATTCAATAATTTGGGTACATTTATAAAATTTATGTCAGTACTGACGGTCAGTGTAGACAGTTTAATTTGGAGGGTGATATAATATGAAAAATACTTTAGGGGATTTGAATAATCATTTATTTATGCAATTAGAAAGGCTAAATGATGAAGATTTAAAAGGAGATAAATTGACAGAAGAAATTGAAAGGTCAAAAGCAGTTACTAATGTAGCAAAAGAAATAATATCTAATGCAAATATTGTACTTCAAGCTAAAAAATATACTACTGAATATCTATCAGAAGTTCCTAAGATGTTAGAGGGATAATTATGGGTAGACCAAAAGGAAGCAAAGACAAGAAACCACAACATAAATGGACTGATGAAGAAAAAGAATATTTAGCTTCAATAGTAAAAGGCAGTACATATAAAAAAATTACAAGGCAAATGAATGATAAGTTTGAGTATAATTTTTCAGAAGAACAAATAAAAGGAATGATGTATAGGAATAAACTGACTACTGGTACTGGCGGATATTTTAAAAAAGGCTCTACTCCTTGGAATAAAGGATTGAAAGGATATATGGGTGCTAATAAAACTTCATTTAAAAAAGGTACTATTCCTCCACAATATAGACCAGTGGGTAGCGAGAGAATTGCTAAAGATGGATATATTGAAATTAAAGTAAAAGACCCTAATAAATGGGAGTTAAAACATAGGTTCATTTATAAACAGCACTATGGAGAAATTCCTAAAGGTCATAATGTTATATTTGCAGATAAAAATATTCAAAACTTTGATATAAATAATTTAGTATTAGTTTCAAAAGCTGAAATGCTTATACTGAATAAGAATAAATTAATATTTGAGGATAAAGAACTTACGAAAGTAGGGATTAATATAACTAAGGTTATTGATAAAGCTAAGAAAAGAAGTAAATAATATCTAGGGGGTATTATGACTAAAGATAAATATAAATATGTCGAAGGGTTATTAAGAAATTATAAAAAAAATAAATCAAGAATTAAAATATTAGAGTTAGGGTTAGTTACTGATGATGATTATACACTTGGGGCAATAGATTATTCAAAAGATAAAATCCAAACTTCTAATAAAAGTGATCTATCTGATGCAATAATTAAAAGAGAAAAAGAATTAGATAAATTAAAGTATGAGGTAAGCTTAACAGATGCACTCTTAGAAAGTTTGAATAATAAAGATAAATATATTATAGAAGCTTTTTACATAGAAAATATAAGAATGAATAAAATAGCAGTAAAATTAAATTATTACGAAACTAAAAGCGTGTGGAATAACAAAGATAGAATAATGAATAGCTTAGTAGAATTAGTGTAGGTGTAAAAGCCTACTTTTTTATTACCCAAAAATCTCGGAAGTATTGAAATTACTACATTCTTACTTTAAATTTGCATTTTATTTACAAATCAGATGTAGTATTATATTAACATAGATATTTTATGATAATTTCATAATTTATTCTCAATCTCCTTATTATTTATATTATTTTTAATATTTTTATTTTGAATTTTTATCCTAGCATATCAGTTAAAGTTGATGTGCTAGTATTAAAACTCAAGAGGGGAAATGAGTTGAAGGAGAGAAAAACAAAGGTTAAAACTAAGGTTTGGAAGGATGTAGATGAAGTTGTAAAAGCTTCTACAATTCCTAAAAAGCTTAGGTGGTACGAAAGAGAAATGATAGTAGTACCAAAGGGGGAGAAGGCATCTAGTTAATAGGTGTCTTTTTATTTTATTCAAAAGGGGGTGGAACTTTGAGTGAAACTTTAACAACTAAAGAAGAAATCTTTGTGCAATGCTTAGTGGAAAAGAAATCTCAAAGAGAAGCCTATAAGTTTGCATATGATTGCGACAAAATGAAAGACCATACAATAGACAGAAGGGCTTGCGAACTATTTGCTAAGCCGAAGATTAAGGCTAGGTATGAGGAATTGATGAATGAACTCAAACAAAAGATGTTTTACACAGTAGAAAAAGCTAATGATGATTTAGAATGGATTAAATTAAAAGCTAAAGAAGATATTGAATATAGAGGTATAAAACAAGCTAATTCAAATGCTTATTTAGGTGCAGTTAAGCAACAAATAGACTTAAACGGTATCACTATAAAAGAAGCTAAGGAAGATGTAGACAATATTATTAAATTCGAGTTGGTAGGTGCTTTTAATAATGATTAAGAAAGTAACTTGCAATAATCATTTTATTGATTTTATAAACAACTGGGATTATAAATTTTATTTTTTAGTAGGTGGATATGGTAGTTCTAAAAGCTATCATGTGGCTACTAAGCTTCTACTTAAATTAGCTTCTGAAAAAAGATTGGCTTTAGTAGTAAGAGAAGTTTATGACACAATTAGAGATAGTTGCTTCTCATTATTTGAAGAGGTAGCTTTAAGGATAGGAATATATGAGCATTTAAAATTTAAAACCTCACCTATGCAAATTATATTTCCTAATGGCTCAAAGATTATATTTAAAGGACTCGACAACCCTCAAAAATTGAAGTCCATTAATGGAGTTTCTATAGTATGGCTAGAAGAATGTAGTGAGTGCAAATATGAAGCTTATAAGGAACTTTTAGGACGTTTAAGGCATATGGAGTTAAGCAATCATATTATTTGTAGCACTAACCCAGTAGGAACAGATAACTGGACCTATAGTCATTTTTTTAAGAATGAAGAAAATAACAAAATAATTCTTGATGATGAAATATTATATCAAGATAGAATAGTTAAAACTAATAATACATATTACCACCATTCAACTTGCGAAGATAATGCTTTTTTACCTCAAAGTTACATTGATGAACTTAACCAAATGAAGGAATATGATTTTGACTTGTACAGAGTAGCTAAGCTAGGTCATTATGGAGTTAATGGAGAAAAAGTATTGCCACAATTCCAAGTGTTAGAACATAACAAGGTGATAGATAAGGTTTCAAAGCTTCCTAATAGGCTTATAAAATATGGCTTAGACTTTGGATTTGTAACATCATACAATGCTTTAATCAGTATTGGAATTGATGAAGATAATAAAGACTTATATATATTCAATGAATACTATACAAAAGGAAAAACCGACATAGAAATATCAGAAGATATAAAAGATTATAAAGGCAAGTTAATAATAGCAGATAATGCAGAGCAGAAATCTATAGCCTTTTACAATCAACAAGGATTTAAAATGAAACCTTGCAAGAAATTTGCAGGTAGTAGGCTTCAAAACACTAAAAAGGTAAAAAGATTTAAAAATATTTACTGTAGTGATGAATGTAAAAATACTATTAAAGAATTGAAAAACCTAACTTACAAGAAAGACAGAAAAGGCAATATTATAGAAGATGAATTTAATATAGACCCTCATACATTCTCTGCTATATGGTACGCACTGGATGGTTATGAGGTATCAGACTTAAAACAATTTGACAGAAGCAAATACGGAATTTAAGGAGGTGCAAAATGAGAAAAATAAGAATAGATAAAAATGCCGAGATAAACGGTAAAACTATTAAATGGATTATAGAAAAACATAAAAAAGAAAAAAATAGAATCCATGAGTTAAGAGAATATTACAATAATAACAACTTTGCAATAATGAACAGAAGATATAATGATCCTAAAAAACCTAAAAATAGATTAGCACATCCTTTTGCTAGTTATATTACTAATATGGCAGTAGGTTATTTCTTAGGTAATCCTATTTCTTACAATTCAGAAAATGAAGAATTATTAAATAGGCTTAATGAGATATTTAAATATAATGATGAAGCTGATAACAATGTAACTTTAGCTAAACATACTTCTATAGGTGGGTATGCAGTTGAATTATTGTATGTTGATGAAGATAGTAATGCAAGATTTACGGCACTTCCAGCAGATGAAGTAGCTATAGTATATGATAATACTTTAGAAGAAAAAATACTTTGTGCTATAAGATACTTTGACGAAGAAATAGTCGGAGAAGATGAAATAAAAACAACTATAAATGTTTATACTAATAATTCTATGCAAACGTATGAGTTAAAAGATAATTCAATAAGCTTTATAGAAGAACAAGCACACTACTTTAATGATGTACCAGTAGTGGTATATATCAATAATGATGAAATGTATGGAGATTTTGAGAAAGTTAAAAGCTTAATAGATGCTTACGACCAAACTCAATCTGATACCGCTAATGACTTCGAATATTTTACTAACGCCTTACTTGTTATAAGTGGGATATTGATAGAAGATGATGAAGAAGGATTAGACTTTAAAAATAACAGAGTTTTAAACTTTACAGATAGTGAAGGAAAAGCAGAATACTTAATTAAAAATATAAATGATAATGCTTTGGAAAACTTTAAAAATAGATTAGTTGAAGATATACATAAATTTTCACAGATTCCTAATTTAACGGATAAAATGTTTGTCCCTTGTTGCAGAAATGTAGCATAGAAAATCGGGTTAAAATTGGAAAGCTAAGTATTGATTAAATTATATCAATATAAGCCAATCAATTACCAATCCTAAAGAGAAATCATAGGAAGGTTTAACGACTAGATAAAGTAAGCTAAGTAATTAAGACCGAAAGGTCTTTTTTATATGCAGAAATATCCACGAAATCCGAGTCCTTAACAAGTAAAGTTGAAGGATATGAGATAGTCTGAACTTATAGGAAACTATAAGAAGTAAAGGATAAAGAGCCTTTACGATAACATAATGGAACAGTTTGCTGGTAATGTTAGTGGGGAAGCTATGAAGTATAAGCTTATGGGACTTGAAAATATAATAGGAGTTAAAGAAGCTAAATTCAAGAAGGGGCTAATGAGAAGAATAGAATTATTATGCAACTTCTTAAATATATCTACTAATGACTTAATGCTTTATACAGATATACAACCAGTATTTACTAGAAATAAGCCACAAAATGAAACAGAATTAGCTAATATGGTTAAATCTTTATATGGAATATTATCTGATGAAACTTTAATATCTATACTTCCATTTATTGAAAATGCTAGAGAAGAAATAGATAAAAGAAATACAGAAAAAGAAAATACGCTAGATACTTATGACTTAGGTGCTTTAAATGAAGAATAAAGAATATTGGGAAGAACGAGCAATATTAAAAGATAAGCTTCTAGAAAAAGATATAAATAAAATAGAAAAAAAAC